AGTTAATAGTTTATAGTTGATTTTTGTGAGAGAGGTGTTCTAGGTGAGGGTTTGCGTGAGGTGTACGTGTGGGGTGGACAGTGTGGAAAAATTTGTGCTTGATTTTTGTACGTACAAGTGATATATTAATTATAGAAATGAATAAGGAATTCAAGAAATGAGGTAATGGAATGAGAGTATATGATTTAAATAATAAAATAACTATAACAAAATCAACAAGAGAAAATAATTACAATGGATATTATGAAATTCCATATGATGAATTTGAAGATGGAAAATTAAAAACAAATGGAAGTGAAGATTTTAGTGGAAAAAGAATGAAAAACGAATTAAAAACTTATGAAATTAAGAAATGGAGCGGTGAATATGATAAAGGAAATAGAAAAATTTATTCACATATTAAATATATAATAACAAATAGTTCTGCTAAAGATATTAAGAAATTATTTAATGAAGAAATAGTTGTTATTAAATTATAAAATAAATATGAAATCTTATGAAAGAGAGGTATATAAAATGGTAGGAGATTTTTATTATATTAGGATGCAAATTGTATACATGAAATATTGTTTAAAACAATGTTTAAAGTATAATCATGAAGGTTTTTACAGAGAGTTTCTTTCACGTAGCATAGCGTTAAATAATTATGTAAAGTCTTTAAATGATTTAAAATTAACAAAATTTGTTTCAAAAGTTGAAGCAAACATTTTAAATAAGTATATTAATAAATTAAATGAGAGGTGATATAATGAATAATATAGATTATAAACTTATTATAGAAGAAATTAAAATATTAATTAAATTACAAGATATGTATTATAACACAAGTGAAGATATTATATTATACCATCATCATGAAATATTAGAAATACTTTTTAATTATATAGATAGATTTGAAAGAAAATGGTTTATTAGTAAAATTGCTGTAAATATTTTAGATTGTCATAGGAGAAAATTAGATAATGAAAGACAAAAGATTAGAAATCAGAATTTCTGAAAAAGAAGAAAAAATGTTATTAGATTTGTGTGATTTAACAAATTTAAACAAAAGTAATATTATAATAATTGCATTAAATAATTTTTATAATTTACAGAAAGGAAATAATCATGACTGATAAAGATAAATTAATAAGTGAATATATAAAATTAGCTAAACGTGCTAATAAGCGTTTATACAATCTTGAAAAATTATCAAAAGAGAGTGGATTTGAAAATGTAGCAAAATGGGGATATAGGAACGCTTTATATGATATTCAGCAGAGAGGTGGAGACAGAAGATATAATTTAAAAATTGATAAAAATATAAATATGAAAACTCTATCAGCTATGAGAAATGAAGTCTATAAATTTTTAAATTATCCAACATCAACAAAACGTGGAATAGTTACCTTATATAAAGAAAAAACCGAAAAATTTAACAAAGATTATGGAACTAATTGGAAATGGCAAGATATGGCTAATTATTTTGAAAGTGGCGGAAAAGAACTGTTTGAAGAAAAATTTTCGTCAAGCACATCACTTGAAGTTTTAGGTGTATTTCAGAAAAATAAAAAAGGTATTAAAAAAATAAAAGAAAAGATTGATAAATTTAATAATGATAATAAAAATACAGATAAATTGTTAGATACTTTTATTAAAAATATGAAAGGTAATACTGATAAAGAAGGCAATAAAATTATAGATTGGAAATTAAAAGAAAGTGTAAAAGATTTATTACTTGATAAGGAGTTTAAAATTGAAGAATTTTTATGATGACAGATAAAAAAGAAAATGAATTATTTTTTGAAAATTGGAGTTATAAGAGAGAATATTATAAAAGCTTTAATTATAATGTTTTAAGCCATATAAATTACGAAATAAGACCGTCACGAAAAGAGGAGAAAGAATCTTTTTCAGATTGTTTTATAACGCTTGATACAGAAACCTCGAAAAAGTATAAAAACAAAATAGACGTTAACTATATTGTAGCTTTTACAATTTCGATTAGAGCGTTTAATAAAAACATAGTTACTCTTTATGGTAATAAACCGAGCCAATGTATAGACTGTATAAATAGAATTTTAAAAAATCTTAAAAGTTTAAAAACTGTATTTTATATACATAATTTATCTTATGATTGGATTTTTTTGAGACAATTTTTATTTTCAGAATACGGAACACCAATTCGCCAATTAAATACTAAAAGTCATTATCCGATTGTAATAGAATTTGCTAACGGATTAATATTAAAAGATTCTCTGATTTTGGCTCAAAGAAAACTAGAAAAATGGGCTGAGGATTTAAATGCAGAACATAAAAAAGCGGTTGGTAAATGGGATTACAATAAAATAAGGACACAGAACGAAATTTTTACAAATGATGAACTTGAATATATCGAAAACGATACGTTAGTAGGTGTTGAATGTTTAGATATTTTGAAAAAAACATTACATAAGCATGTATATTCTATGCCGTTTACTGCGACAGGAATACCGAGAGAAGAACTTAGAAAGATAGCTTTTAAAAATCGTGGAAAAGAATGGTTTAATAGATTAGTTCCTAACTATTTACAGTATAAAAAACTAGAAAAAATTTATCATGGTGGATTCACACATGCAAATAGACATTTTATTGGACAAACTGTAAAAGGTTTAATAAGTTGTTACGATTTTGCGAGTTCTTATCCGTTTTGTCTGCTTAGTGAGAAATACCCTTGCGAAAAATTTCAGAAAACTAACACAAATTGCGATATAAAATACATTGTAAAAGATTCTGAAAATTTTGCTTTTATGTTCAAATTTACTGCTATTGCAATAAAATTGAAAGATACAGATTTTTCCATGCCATGTTTGCAATTTTCTAAATGTGTAAATACTGTTAACGCTATTATTGATAATGGCAGAATATTATACGCAGATTATATAGAAATTTATTTGAATGAACAGGATGCAATCACAATTTTAGAACAATATGACTTTTATAAGCATTTATGCAGTGAGGTTGAATTTTCTAAAAAAGATTATCTTCCAAGATGGTTAACTGATTATGTTTTCAGATTATTTACAGAAAAAACACAATATAAAGGTGGTGACGCTGTTTTATATGCTTTGTCAAAAGCAAAGTTAAATTCTGTGTATGGTATGTGTGTGCAGAAATGTGTTAAAGAGATAATTGAAGAAATATATAGTTCCGGAGAATATATAAAGCATAATTTTGACAGTGAAAACAGTGAAGAAGATTTATATATAAAATACACCGAGAGTAGGAATAGTTTTTTACCTTACTTTATAGGTGTTTGGTGTACAAGCTATGCGCAGAAAAATCTTTTTGAGTTAGGAAAATGCTGTGAAACATGGCTATATTCTGACACAGATTCTTGTTACGGAATAAATTGGAATATTGAAAAAGTGTCTAAATATAATCAAAAATGTAAGAATAAATTAGTAAAAAACAATTATTCTTGTGTTATTCACAATAATCGTGAATATTGGCTAGGAATTGCAGAACATGACGGAAAAAAAGATGAATATTCAGAATTTAAAACAATGGGTGCAAAACGTTATTGCGGACGATGCTTAGATGACGGTGAATTGCATATAACAGTTGCAGGAGTACCTAAGAATGGTTCTGTATGTTTAAAAAATGATATTAATAATTTTAAAAAAGGATTGATTTTTGAAGGTGAAAAAACAGGAAAAAAACAACATACATATATTTATAAAGAATTTTACATTGATGAAAATGGTACAGAAATAGCTGATAGTATTGACTTGTCAAATTGTGATTATTTATTAGACGAAGTTAATGTGAATGAAGAGTGGGGAAATCTTATAAATGAAGAAGTTAATATTCAAATTTATGAATAAATGTTTCACGTGAAACATTAGAAAGAGAGGTTTATTTAATGTCATATTATTATGATTTTAATGAGGATATAAAAAAATATCCTAACGCATGGTGTTATATAATTATAGGTGGAAGAAAAAGAGGTAAAACATATAGTGTTTTAAAATCTTGTTATGAGAGTAACAGAAAATTTACATTTGTAAAAAGAACGAATGAAGATATAAACTTAATATGTGGGAGTGGAATAAAAGGAGATGTCGAAGTTGACTTGTCACCATTTAAACCAATTAATAGAGATTTACACTGTAATATAAAAGCAAAAAAATTATTTGATGGAGTCGGTGGATTTTTTGAACTTGATGAAGAAAATAACATAAAAAATAACATAGGTTTTATTTTGTCACTGAATGCAGTTTCTAAAATGAAGGGTATAGGTATAGACGAGTGTGATTGGATGATTTTTGACGAATTCATACCGCAACCGTGGGATAGAATTAACAGAAAAGAGGGTGAGCAAATATTAGACCTTTATGTAACACAGAATCGAGATAGAGAGCATAGAGGGTTAGAAGAAGTAAAGCTGATAGCTTTAGCAAATGCTACATCGATTAATAATAAATTAATGGAAACTCTTGAACTCACAGACGTTGTTGCTGAAATGACGACAAAAGGTGTTGAGTATTTCTATGACGAAAAACGTTTTATCATGGTTCATTTATTATCAAATGCAGATGATTTTTATAAAAACGAATCAAATACAAAAATTTTTAATGCTATGCAGGGTACTAAGTGGCATAATGTCGTATACGAGAATACATTTGCTTATGATGATTTTAATAGTGTGGATTTTAAATCATTAAAAGGGTATAAGTGTATAATATCGTTAAAACATAAAGAACATATGTTTTTTATTTATAGAAAAAACGAATTATATTATATGTGTGAGAGTAATGGGAGTGGAAAATTTTATGATTTGAACACTGAAAACGACCAAAAACGTTTTTTCAATGATTATATAATGAAATTAAGAGAAAAAACAATTAACAAACAAATGTTCTATAGTAAATTCTCAATGTATGATTTGATTATTAACTATAAAAATTATTTTAAAATTTAATAGAAAAGTGTTGACAAATAAATAAAAACGAGTATAATAATACTTGTAAGGAACAGAAAAATAAAACAAGAAAAGAGAGGAAAAGAAAATGAAAAAAATAACTAAAAAAGAATTAAATCAGAGAGTTAAAGAAATTAAGGAACATTGTTACAAAGTTGATGAAAAAATAATATATAAAGATTTTAATAGTGATGATTTTATTTTATGCACTATAAAAACAATTGATTCTTTAGGAATCGTTTGGGATTATACATTTTTTAACGAATATGATGTATTTGGTGATATATTAGTGAAAAAATATATGTATAAATGTGATGTTGAAACAGTGCAGTGTATGTATTTGTAAGGAAAATTTATAATGTGGGTAAGAATAGATGAAATTTCAATAGGTACTGAAAAAGTACCTATTGAATACATAGAATTATCAGATATACTTATGATAATAGATGATGCTTTAACAAATGGTTTTGAAATAAAAGTAGAAAATCACTGTATATATTACAGATGATTAAATAAAAATTTAAAGAAAAAAGGAGAAAGAAACATGAAAATTTTATTCAAATCAAGAGAGGACTTAACAAAACAGGAGATTTACAAAATGACAAAAAATGCAGAGATTGAGCAGATGAAAAATGTCACAGACAGAGAAACGCTTGAAATCAGCGCATACATTGTTTTTGAGGATGAAAATGCAGACGGTGAAGTAAATAAGATTCACTCCATCTTAACGACAGACGGACGTGCAATCGCTTTTCAGTCAAAAACATTTGCAAAATCACTTGAGGATATTGCTGAAATTATGACAGACGGAAATTGGAACGAGCCATTTTCAATTATTAAAATTAGCGGAAAGACAAAATCGGGCAGAGATTTTATTAATTGTGCATTAGCTTAAAAGGAGAAAAGAACATGGTAAAAAATATTACAAGAACTATTTCCACAACCAAGGTAACATTTGAAGCTTTCTTAAGAAAAGAAAGAATGCAGACAACTTTGACAATGGAATTTCCTGAAACTTTCAAAGATGAAGATGAAGCACAGAATTTCTTATATAAAAGATATGAAAAAGGTGCTAATGAAATGCCTTTGTTTATCCATGAATTAACGACAATTGATTATAAGTATTCAATGCCATTAGAAAAATTTATGGAAGAATCAAAAGTTGAAATTGTAACAACAGACGATTCTGTAGAATCGAAAGTTGAAATTGTAACAACAGACGATTCTGTAGAATCAGAATAGAAATAAAGGTATTAAGGGTTAGGGGTGGGTGAATGAGGTTTATATGGATATTAATGCAATGACTACGTTAATAAGTAGTTTTGGTTTTCCGATTTGTGCGTGTTTGGCTATGGGTTATTACATAAATAAAATTAATAATGAACATAGAGATGAAGTAAAAGAATTAAATCGGGAACATTCGGAAGAAATGAACAATTTAAAAGATACAATTAATAACAATACGTTAGCTTTAGAAAAGTTAATAACTGTTATAAACTCTAAAGAGGTGTAAAAATGGGTAAAAAAGTGACAATTAATCTTGTTAAAAGTGTTATTGCTGGATTTTACGGAAATGGACTTGTTAGAAAAACACGACTTAAAAACGAGGGATATAATTATAATGAGGTTCAGACCGCAGTTAATAATTATTTGAAATACGGAAACATGAACGGAAAAACAGAAGTAAATAAAGTTAGTGAGGTGAAAAATGAAAGAATGAAAACGAATGAAAATGGAAAAAATCTGATTAAATCATTTGAAAGTTGCAGATTAAACGCATATAAAGATGCTACCGGAACGCTGACTATAGGATGGGGGCATACTGGAAGTGTTGATGGCACACCTATTTACTTAGGCATGTCAATATCACAACAGAAAGCAGATGAACTATTTGATAACGACTTAGAAAGATTTGAAAATCATGTAAATGGGTATAACGATAAGTACAATTTTACATCAAATGAATTTTCTGCATTAGTATCTTTTGCATATAACGTTGGAAGTATTACGCAGTTGACTGCAAAAGGAACTCGCACAAAAACACAGATTGCAAATAAAATGCTTGAATATGTCTATTCAAAGGGTAAAAAATTGAAAGGGTTGGTGAATCGAAGAAGTAAAGAACGTTCTTTATTTTTATCAAGTGAAGATTCAGTCGATTATCCCCGATGAAAGTGAAAGTGATGGAAATACTATCACAGATTTTACGAGTGAATCTAATAAGTTTGCTTGTTTGGTGAATCGTTTACATAATGTAACTCGTCAACAGATTAAAATAATGTTAGGAGAGTAAAATGCAGATAACTTTGTATGAAAATTTTGCAAAAAAAGATAATTCGACTTTAACACCAAATATTAGAGGTACTAATGTAAATTGTGCATTAAAAAACTCTACAAGCATTTCAAACCCAACATTTATTTTAACTGTTGAAAATTTTAATATATCATATGTAAAATGGGATGAACGTTATTATTATGTAACAGACATTAGTTCATTACGAAACGGTGTAATTGAATTATCTTGTACAATTGATGTTTTGGCAACATATAAAAAACAAATTTTGCAGACAACGGCGTATATTGAATGCTCAACTTCAAAATTTAATTCAAATTTATTAGATACAAGAATACCAAACACAGGAAATGTTATTCAATCTGTTGCAAGCAGTAAAGATATAGAGACATTTTCTCAAAGTGGTTGCTATTGTTTAACAATAATAGGTTCAGGCGGTTCTAATACAGAACAGAGGTTTGTTACTAGACAGGGTTTAAACAACTTAAGTGACAATATCTCACAAATAACTGATGAAGACGTAATAAACGGATTAGTTTTAAAGTTTGGTTCAGTTTTCGGAACAATAACAGGATGTACATTTTTACCATTTTCATTACCAAACGGAACAAATGAACTGATTAAAATTGGAGATTATACAACAGGTACTGATAGTATAGTTGCTTCATCTTTAGTTTCTTTGGAAACAAAAACAATAAATATTCCATGGATTTATACAATTCCTAGAAGAATGACAGAATCTTTAAATATTTATTTACCATGTGTTGGTAATGTTCCATTAGATCCATCACAATTTTTAAATGATACAACATTAACAATATACTGTATATTTGATTACGTAACCGGAGAATTAATTTATTTATTAACAAATGGTAAAATATTTTTGAAGTATAATACACAATGCGGAACACCTATTCAGTTTGCTTTTAATTCACAGTCAAGAACTACAGGTGTTTTATCAACCATTTTTGAAAAAGTAAAAGAATGGAGTGATAGTGGATTGGATTTATCAAATGTTGGTGCTGATGTTTTAAGTACAAGAAACGAAAACTTAATAAAAACGTTTTCTCGTTTGGGTACATCATATAATGTAATTGGCTCTAACGGTAGTTTTGCAAACGGAATACTTGCAAGTTCAAGAAATAATATTGTAATTTCTTCTAGCGCTTTCGGTTTTTCCACAACGCAAGAAAGTATTAGAAGTATAAAGGGAAGTCCTTTTATGAGTGTATCTTCATTATCAGATATAAATGGATTTTGTAAATGTAATGGTGCAAGTGTGTCTGTTTCATGCGAAGAAAATGAGAGAAATAAAATTAACAATTATCTTAATAGTGGATTTTTTATAGAATAAAAGGCGCAATACCTTGATGTCAACAAAGTGGAACTTTGCGAGGTGGTTTGACAAACCAAAAAGCGCCTTTTATATAAATGCTATAAGCGTTTATAGAAAGGAGAATAAATGAAAAAAACTGATATTGTAAAATTGGCTTTAAGTGGATGGAAATTATCTGATATTAAAGAGTTGGTGGAACTTGAAAAAACAATGAATGAAATTGAAGAAAAAGAAGTTGAAAAAGATGAAAAAGAGGATAGAAAAGAAGATGAAAAAGAAGATAAAAAAGAGGAAGAAAAAGAAGATAAAAAAGAAGATAAAAAAGAAGATAAAAAAGAAGATAAAAAAGAAGATGAAAATAAAACAATTAGCGACATGATGGAGTTAATAAAAAAATTACAAGATGATAAAACTAGAGAAAAAGTAACAGAAGATAAAAACGAAGAAGATATTCTAAAAGATATGTTTAGAGATTTTATGTAAAAGGAGATTTTAAAATGGGAAGAGTTTTAACCGTACAGGATTGTCATAATCTTATGAATAGTTTAGTTAAACAGGCAACCGGTCAGCAGAGTATTACTGTTGTTGATAGTTCAACATTTGTTAGTGCCGGAGAAACAGTATTGGCAACCGGAACAGAAAATACAATTAATTCATTATCATTAATTATAGGAAGAACACTTGTAGCAGTAAGACCGTATAAAGCTAAATTTTTATTAATTAACGCTTTGAATAGCGGTATTTATTCAAACAGAATTAGAAAATTATCATATTATTCAAAAGATTCAATTGCATCCGGTATGTATAATACACAATTATACACAAACTTAAAAGAAGGTTACACAAACGGACAGAATATTGTAGCAGATAATCCAACAAGCACAAAATCTATGTGGGAACAGAATCAGCCTGTAGCATTAGAAATGAATTTTGCGGGCTCAAATGCTTGGGATGATTCTTTAACAATTTATGAAAAACAGTTACAAGTTGCTTTTGAAAGTGAAGCTAATTTTTCACGATTTATGAGTGGAATTATGACCGAAAAAGGAAATGACATTGAATCACAGAAAGAGGCTTTTAATAGAATGTGTGTTCTTAATGAGATTGGCATGATTTACGACATGGCAGACGATAGACCGCTTTCGAGTGTTAATTTAACAAAAGAATATAACGCAAAATATGGAACAACGTATACAAGTGCAGAATTGAGAACGACATATTTAGAGAGTTTCTTAAAATTTTTCGTTGCATATGTTAAAAATATTAGTAACTATTTAGAAGAAAGAAGCACTAACTATCATTTATCACCAACAAAAACAGTTAATGGTACAGATTATAAACTTTTGAGACATACACCAAAAAATAAACAGAAAATGTTCTTATATGAGCCTTTGTTTATTGAAGCAAAAGCCAACGTATTACCATCAATTTTTAATCCTGAATATTTAGACGTTAAAAATTATGAGGCTATTAATTATTGGCAGTCAATCGATAATCGTTCTAGTGTTAAAATCACACCGGCAATTTTTGACAAAACAACTGGAGAACAGAAAAAAGGAGCAGAAGTTGACCTTGAATATGTTGTTGGTTTGTTATTTGACGAAGATGCAATGATGATTGATTATCAGTTTGAGGGGAGTTACTCAACACCACTTGAAGCCCGTAAACTTTTTAGAAATATTTATTGGCATTATACAAAAAATGCGATTAACGACCCTACTGAAAACGCTATTCTTTTTTATATGAAAGATGATGAAGTATAAATGGAAGTTTTAAAATCACGCATACAAAAAGGAGTAAACTTATGAGTTGTTTTCCCTATTATTATCCGCAAATAAATGCATTATGTGGTACGCACTTACCTAGTGCGTATCACACAAAAAACACAGTTGCTTTTGAGTTTTGGGTTAGGGCATTTTATGAAAGAATGATAAACGGTCTAAAGATAAACACACCTTGGAGTGGTGATGTTAAAGATTTTTTTAATTACTGTTTATACGGTTTTGGATATATTGCAATTTTTGAATCTGATGATTATGGACTGTCATTTCAACCTTGTACATTAAACGGGTATGATTTTTATTATAGACCGACAAACGCAATAATCTCAAATCCGATTTTTCAAGCAGATTTAAAAATTGGAAAAGAATGTGAGATTCTTAAGCTAACACCCGATTATTATGGAACGTTTGACGTTATTTATTATTATGCCGAAAAAATGGCTGAGTTAGACTGTGCTTTAAAAATTAGTATTTTTAATGAAAAGAATCCTAAAATTTACGGTGCAAGCACTAAAGCGCAAGCAGAAACTTTAAAAAAAATCATGGATAAAGTAAATCAAGGCAATGCGGTAGAAATTTATAACAATCAGTTATTCAAAAAAGATGATGATTCAGATAATGACATATTAACGTTGTTTGGTAATGATTCTAAAGATAACTATATGACTGATAAAATTTTAACGGATATGCAAACAATTGTAAACAATTTTGATAGAGAGATTGGAATACCATCTTTACCATATCAGAAAAAAGAACGAATGATTACAAGTGAAGCAGATTCAACAATTGTTGACAGTCAAAGCCGTATTTTAACATGGTTTGAAACATTAAAAAGTAGTATAGAAAATGTAAAAAAACTATTTCCAAAATTTGAATGTGATGTAGAAATGAGGTGGAATTTTGTCAATAGCAAAAATAACACTAATAGGAATGAATAATTATGACAATTCATTATTTGACAATTTAAAATTTGAAAATGTTGACCATGAAACAATGGTGAACACAATTTTATTAAATTGTGGGGAATTTGAAGTGTTATATCCTAACATCGAAACGCTGAAAAATATGTTTACTTTATTTTCTAGCAAATGGTCACGAACTGTCAGCAAATGGGTTAGTGCTTTAAATACTGAATATAAGCCATTAGAAAATTATGATAGGTATGAAAATTTTGGCGGTAGTGAAACAGAATTAGAAAATGGTAACGAAACACACTTAACAAACGGAAATGAAACAATTACAAATAATGGTAATACCATTTTAAGCAGAAGTGGTACAGATAATAATGATGCAGAAAATAAAACAAGTGCTTTTAATGCAAATGATTATCAACCTAATGAAAAAACAACAACTCAAATAAAATATGGTAGTTCAGATAAAAATGATGTTAATTTAAACCAAACAAGAACGCCTAACATCACAGAAATTAGAACACCAAATATTAAAAGAACTAGAACACCTAATTTAGAAAATCACATACATGGTAATATAGGAGTAACGACTTCTCAACAAATGTTAGAAAGTGAATTAAGGTTGCAGTATTGGAATTTATATAACAAAATTTCAAATCTTTTCATGAAAGAATTTTGTATAATGGTATATTAAAAGGTGGTGATTAAATGAGTTTTACAAATGACTTTCCGTATACGGATTTTCATGAAATAAATCTTGATTGGATTCTTAATAAAATTAAAGAATTTCAAACAAGAATTGACAGTTTTGAGGATACTGTATTGAAAAAAGCAAACGCTTATACTGATAGTGAGATTCTTAAGCTTTCACAGAAAATTAGTAAAGAATTTGTTGATTTTACTAAAGAAATAACAGATAAAATTGCTAATATCGACAGTAATTATAATCAGTTTGTTAATTATGTTAATAATCGTATTACTTTAATGGAAAATGAACTTGTTAAAATGAACGATTATATTCAAACGATTTTGAAGCAAGCTAATGAGTATACACGACAAGCAATTATTAATAATAACGCTTATATTATTAGTGAGACAACAAAAGCATTAAGTACGGTTAAAGTGATAAACTATTTTACTGGTGAGAGAGTTTCAATACAAGAAATGTTTGACTATTTATGTCAATTTCATCTTGAAAACGCTATCAATTATACTGTTATGGCAAGTAGAGAAAAAACTTATACAGAATTTAACAACTTGAGCATGACATATACAGATTTAGCATTAAATGGAGGAACACTATACAATTAAAAAGGAGTGATATATTATGACGAGAACAAGTAATTATGATTTAATTGTTGTAGAGGGCAGTGACAAAGTAAATTTATTAACACAAATGAACCCTAACACAGAAAAAATTGATGAAGTGATGAAAACTAATGAAAAAAGCGGTGTTCAAGTTGCTACTGAATTATTAAGTGGAACAGTACACGCAATCACAAGAACTGTAAAATCTGCTAGTATGTTTAAGTTTACTGCAATTAGCAATTACACATCAGGTGATACCTTTACTGTTGACGGCGTGCAAGTTACTGCTTTGCTAACAAGTGGTGAAGCACTTGGAACGGGTGCATATATTATTGGTAGCGAGGTTTTATGTAGCTTGAAGGATACTTTATTAACTGTTTATACGCAAGGCGGTACTGTAAAAATAGCAGAGGATGCAGAAAAACTTGGCGGAAAATTGCCTGAATACTATGCAAAACAAGCGGATTTGGATAATGTAAAAAATATTGCAGAGAATGCTAGTTCGTTATCAAGAAGAAACTCTGAAAATATTAACATCATAAATCAGAATTTAAACTTATTAACTCCAAGTGAACTGACATTAAATGACATTTATTTTACTATAGGTCAAAATGCAGATGGTGCAGGTCATTACGTTTCTAACAGTATCTATTTACCTAGTGGCTATAAAATATACTCAAATTCTATTCCTCAATACTGTGACTTAATTAGATTGGGTTATTTTTACTGTCTTACAACTAGCGTAAAAGAATTAGCCGGCACTGTTCAGAAAGTATCTTGCACTATTAACAAATAAGCACACTGTCCACCCCACACGTACACCTCACGCAAACCCTCACCTAGAACACCTCTCTCACAAAAATCAATAGTAAATCTATACAAAAATCACTAGCCAAAGCCATAAAACTTTGGCTAGTTTTCATCTTGACACAACAATCCTCTCAATCACGTATTGTGCAATCTTCACAAATTTACACATCAAAAAGACAAAATACTATACAACATGCACTGTCCGCCATGGGGAAACAAGTGTCCGTGTGGCAACATCACAGTTCTACCACCGGACTGTCATTGCTGTCTGTGCCATAAGCCTAAAATGTTTAATTAATAATCATTCTGATTGCAAATATACATCATT